GGCTCCCTTTGAAAACACGAAGGGGTCCAAATCTATCAATCTCTCGACCAGCGAACTGGCAGTATTTTGAAGAAACCAAGGATTTGCTCCAAGACACCGGAACAGACCATTCACTTAGCCTAGCTAGGTATTTTTCAGCAACCTTCACATCAGAGATAAGGACGTCATCTCCGAGGACGCAAAAGTTCTCCGAATGTCCCCCGCAACTTCTGATAAGAAGTATATGGCAGAGAGTGAAAGCGGCAAAAGAAGGTCCTACACCCATTGGTTGGCCACGTGCGAACGTAACTGTTCCATAGGGCGTTGACCAGGGGGACTTAGAGACATCCCTCCAGAAGTCTATATCTGTGCCCAGCGCCGGAAACAGCCTTTTCAGGATGCCTACCTGCACGCTAAGAGGAAAGTTATCAGTAGCCGATGAGAGGTCAATTGAATGGACGAGACGTCCTTCTTTCAGCCACCCGGTAGCTACTTCAACACCTTTCCTTTGATCATAGACACTGCTTTCATCACATTGTAACAACAGTGTGCTACAAGCTGTCTTTAGACGCGATGTCACTAACTGAATCATACGGTGAGGATTCGCAATAAATCTGACCTTTAGGCCCCGATCTTTTGTTAGTCCCACGATGCGTCCTACACGGTCATTGGAAAGATCCCAAGATAAATCCATGAGATCACCCACAAAGTATCCGAGTGGATTAGGATATGCCAGATTTACTAAATTCTGGTAGCGCATCAGTAATGAAGGACACTCACGAGAGAAGAGCTCGTAATGCTCTGAATCCGTAGTTGCAGATTCAACTTGTTTAAGGTTTGGCACTACTTTTGAGCTCGACCTAGAAAAACTAGAGTCAAATGATACCGCTCGGGATATCCGCTTACCCTCTGCTAGAGTCGATGAATTGATCTCTATGAAGGTATTCGATATGCTCACAGGTTGTTCAACCGAAAGTTTGTAATCGCGGAAGTCCTCTTCTGTGACAGAAGTTTTCTCCCAGCGTCCATATACATTCAGTATAGCCAACGCTGCGCTTAACCCTCTACGGCCTCTCCTTGAGAGGTCTATAACAGAGCGAAAATCTCCCCAGAAACTACCTTTCGGTGATCCAGTTTGATTTAGCAGCTCCATCTTCAACTTCTTCAAGTGCAACACCACAGCCTTTATACCTCGACACGCTTCGATACTCTGTAAACGCTTAACAAGGTTTATAGCCGCATGGGCTGAGAGGTTTAAAGAAAATATCATTCTTAAATGGTTGGCCTCTTCACTATCAATATAAATATTGGGTGATTTCATGGTGCCCTCAGGGACATGAAAGGGTTAGAGTTGCTTAACTGTGCAACTTAAACAGTAGGTTCAACAAAAGCACATCCTAATCGGCTCCGAGGAGTCTTTTTAGGATCATCTGTGAAATTGACTCCGTTTTCACGGCAGGAATTTCATCTGATACCACTGGTGTCACACTCGTCGACATCAACTTCAACTTCGCCTTGCGGCGTTGTCTGCGCTTCTTGTTCCGAATGGATTTAGGTGTGGCTTTTGGAGCTTGTCCAGAAGAAAG